AAATCCAGTGCTGTGTCCAAGGAAGTGGGTTGTTGTTTGCTGCGATATCGTATTGGGGTTTTAATCCAATTGCTTTAAGTCTTCTATTTGCAATCCATTCAACATATTGTTGAAGAAGTTTATCGTTAAGTCCAATCATGCTGCCATTTTTGAACAGATAATCTGCCCATTTCTTTTCTTCATTTACAGCACGATCAAACATCTTATAAACCCACTCTTCTTCTTCTTTTGCAATTTTCTTCATCTCTAGATCATCACCATCACGCCACTTATTCAGGATATTTTGCGTGATTGCTAAGTGTTGATTTTCGTCTCTTGCGATGAGAGAGATGATTTTAGCGGATCCTTCCATAAGCTTAAGTTCACCAAAGGCGAAACTACAAGCAAAACTAACGTAGAAGCGAATACCTTCAAGAATATTAACGTTTGCGATTGCTCTATAGAGTTTTCGTTTAACGTCATTAAGATCTTCCTTTGCGTAAGTTACTCCTTCAAGTCTGTGCTTCCATGATTCGGAAGTACCATAATTTTGAGCTGATTGAATAAAGTCATCATAAGACTCTGTAACGGTCTGAGCTCGTTCCAGAATGCGTTTATCATAAATGATAGTATCAAACACCTCAGTGGGATCAGAATATACGTTCTTAATGATGTATGTGTAGGAACGACTATGAATCATTTCCATAAATCCCCACACTTCCATACATGCTTCAAGTTCAGGAAGTGAGCAGTAGGGAATGAATGCCATACCAGGGCCACGACCTTGAATAGAATCAAGCATGATCTGATACTTTAAGTTAGAAGTATAAATGTGTTTTTGTTCTGGGCGAAGAGTATGATAATCCCCACGATCTTTCTGAAGGGAAACTTCCTCAGGTCTCCAAAAGTATCCCAACTGTTGTGTAGTCAGTTTATCAAAAACTGGATACTTGTATGAATCGTATCGCTGAATACCAAGAGGTTGCCCAAAAAACATTGGTTGCTTTTTGGTATCAACCTTTTCAGGATTAAAAACAGTCATTCCTTTAATTTGGGGTTCCTCTGTTGAAGAAATTTTAAACTGCACAGGATTCACACTCTCCCTCCTCTACTGAACTTAACTCACTTAATAAATCTTGAAGATTGGGTTTCTCTTCAACTACCTCATCAGTCTTAATATCGTAAGTGTTTTGGTAGTAAGAAGTTTTCCAACCGTACTTATATGTAGTCAAAAAGTCTTGTGCCATCACGGACACTGGGACTTCGTTGTCTGGATAATTCTCCGGATTATACGACCAGTTTCCAGAAATCGCTTGATCGAAGAATTTTTGCATAACAGCAACAACATTAATATACCCACGATTGCTAGGCATATCCCACAAAAGCGTATAATTGTTCTTAAGTGTTTGATACTGGGGAACAATCTGCTTGAGTGGGCCTTTCTTTGATTTTTTAATGGACAAGTATCCGCGAGGTGGTTCGATACCGTTGGTTGCATTTGACACAACGGAACTGCTCTCCGAAGGCATCTGTGCGGACAGTGTTGAGTGCCTGAGGCCGTATTCCAAGATGGATGCTCTAAGAGATTCCCAATCATGTTGATGAGAGGTTGAACAAATTTCGTCTACATCCTTCTTGTATGTATCGATAGGAAGTATTCCATCGGCATACTTTGTACGACCAAAGTTTTTGCACCAACCTTTCTCTTTTGCAAGTTGATTGGATGCTTTGAGAAGGTAATACTGAAAGGATTCTGAAAGACCATGAACAGCATCCCATGCCTCTTGACTGTCATAATTGAACCCAAGTTTTGCCAAATAATGTGCAAGTCCAATAAAACCCACACCAAGGGATCTCCGTGCCTTTGTAGCGCGTTCGGCTGCCAGCACAGGATACTTCTGATAGTCAATCAATTCCTCCAATCCACGCACAGAAAGATCACAAAGTTCTTCCAGTTCATCATCAGATTTTACTTTACCGACATTGATTGCCGACAAAATGCACAATGCAATCTCACCATTTTCATCATCGATATGTTGAACAGGATATGTGGGAAGTGTGATTTCTTGGCACAAGTTGCTCATCTCAATTTTATCCTTGAAGGATGAATGAGAATTGCAATGATCAAGATTCATAATGTAGATACGGCCCGTTTCTGCACGTTCCTTAAGAAGATTGAGAATGAGTTCTTGTGCTTTAAGAGTCTTTTTCTTAATGGTCGGATCTTTTTCATATTGAACATATAGATCGTCAAAGTTGTCTCGTCCAAAAGCATCATAAAGTCCAGGGACATCATGTGGGGAGAAAAGCGTGATTTCACCGTCTTGAATAAATCTTTCATAGAACAACTTGCTAATTTGAATTGAATAATCAAGTTTACGAACGCGGTTATCTTCCGTACCTTTATTATTTTTAAGAACCAAAATATCTTCTATCTCTTGGTGCCAGATTGGGAAGTGAACTGTTGCGCTTCCACCTCTGATGCCATTTTGAGTGCAGCATCGGACAGTTGCCTCAAACTTTTTGAGAAATGGGACAATGCCTGTGTGCTGGACTTCACCGCCTCTAATTTTACTGTTGATGCCACGGATGCGACCTGCATTGATACCGATGCCCGCCCTTTGTGCAACATACCTGCCGATAGCCATATCAGAACTAAAGATGCTATCGAGGGTGTCATCAACATCAACAAGAACACAGCTAGCAAATTGTCGAAGTGGAGTTCTAACCCCTGCCATGATAGGTGTGGGAATGTTGATTTTGTGTTTGGAGATTGCGTCATAGTACCTCTTAACGTATGACATTCGTGTTTCTTTTGGATACTCTGCGAAAACTGTCAGAGCAATCATCATATACATGAATTGCGGAGTCTCATACACTCCACCTCCACTACGATCTTGGACCAGATACTTATCAACAACCTGGCGAAGTCCAGCGTAAGTAAAAAGATAATCTCTATCATGGTCAATAAAGGAATCCGCTTTAGCAATTTCTTCCTGCGAATACTTATTGTAGATGTCATGATCATAAACTTCCGCAGAAACACAATCTACAATGTGTTGTTCTAAGGTAGGAAGTTCCTTCATCTTCCCATAAAGTTGCTTACGAACTGCAAAAAGAAGCAAACGAGCCGCAACAAATTGATAGTTTGGATGCTCAAGATCAATCAGGTCAGAAGCAGAGCGAATCAGAATTTCCTGAATCTCCGCAGTAGTAATTCCATCATAAAATTGAATACCAGATGTCATCTCAACCTGACTCGCAGAGACCCCTGCAAGACCACTACATGCCTCTTCAACCATCAGATGCATCTTATCCAGGTCAAGAGATTCAATTCGACCATCACGCTTTTTAACTTTTGTGCCGTTGCTCATATTTTCTTCCAGGTGGTAAATTTAAGTTTTGCTTCTAAACCAGAGTAAGTATTTAATTCTATCACAGACTGAACATCATGTCCAACAAGAACCATATCATTGATGTCCTTTTCTTTTATTGATGAAGGCCAAATGACAACTTTTTCTCCATCTTCAATTGTGCTTGAGACTCTTGATAAGATTTCTCGATTGCGCGGTTCGTTATCGTATATCCACACCACATCACGAATGCCGCACTTACTAACATCAGCATCAGCTCCGCACATAGCAATCGAATTGCGAATGAATGTGGAGTCAAATGGCCCTTCTGTAATATAGACCGTTTCATTTTTTTGGATATCGTCAAGTCCATAAATTTTTGGTGCGTCATCAGAAAGCATAACAGTGATGTATTTATTTGGCGATGCACCAAGTGCTCTTCCCTGAAAACCGATTAAGTTTTTTTGATAATACAGAGGTATTATAATGCGCGATTCTTCATAATCAGTATTTGTAAATGTTGGTTTAAGAGAATTAACAAATTCCTTAAACTTTTCTGCAAAGTAAAACTTCTTTGGATCTATTCTACGCTTCTCAAGATAATCTCTACCACGCTCTATCTCAGAGCATAGTGGTAAAGAAATCTTGGACTTGAATGTCGGCGCTTCAAATACAAAATCGGGTTCATCAGTAACAAAATTTCTTCCAGTATGACCTTCTTTAAATTTTTCAAATGTATATTGTTTGTAAGTAGATGAATCTATTTGCTTCAAAAAATTATTGAAAGAAATATTGACACCACAATTGTGACACTTAAAATTAGTATTGTTCTTTACTTGATATAGATACCCTCTTGCCTTGTTTTTATTCTTTTGAGAATCTCCACAAATAGGACAACGAAAATTATAAAGATTATTCTTTATTTTTTTAAACTTCTGTAGTCTTGTAGAAATCAAATTGATGTATTTTACATCAACAAAATCCATAATCAAGTTCTATAATTTCTCTGCTCTATTATAGAACTTTGATTGCTTGGTGTCAAGACCTTGATCAAATTCGCATTCATTAAAAATGTAACGCAAGTAATGGCACCTATGGCCATCCAAACACGCTTTTCTATTACCTGTACTCGTGACACAATGCTGTCATAATCCCCGTCAACTTTATCACGGAGTTTGTCAATTTTTGTAAAGAGTATAGAGTCGGTCTCTTCTTGTTTAGCGATTCTTTCTTCATGCACTGCGAGCATCTTACTCACATTACTATTTACCTCACTCAGTTTTTCAATTGCATTATCAATGCGTACAACAATATGTTTTAAATCTTCGAGTTTCTGTCCAAGTAAAGCAATTTTAATTTCTTCTTCCATTAGAGGATTTTAAGTAGTTTAACCATTTTTTTCTACTACCAATTCCACCTTTTGCATATCTTCTTTTAGTTATTCCCATCACTGGATCAAAACCTGCAGTCGGGCCTTTGGGATTAGAAGAACCACCAAATCCACCACTACCACCTGGAGGATTTGCAACCATGCCACCCTCTTCTTTAATTAATCTAAATGCTTGAATAATTTTATCAATTTTGTTCATCTCTGTTATAAATCCTTTGAAGTTCCGAAAGGCAGTTTAAATCAACTGCAATATCATGAAGATAACATTTGGGATATTCTGGCAATTTGTTCAGAAACATCACAAAGGTTTTCATTGATGACCACAAATCAGAATCAATTTTGAAAAATAACATTGGAGTTGCAGCATCACCAAATATATTATAAAGAATAATGAAATGATTAAGAAGAAGATGAGATTTTAACTCACCTGTATTTTTATACTTTTTTAGCAATCTTTTAATATACTTAAAATGATGTAAGTCTTTTTCAAAATCTTCTTTGGTTACTGCTTGAGGATTTTCATAATGTTTAATTGCAAAGAGGAGGAAGTTTTCCTCATTCAATTCATTAAAGATCATATACTATCAAGCAACTGTTGGATTACCATCATAAATTGGGAGGTTGCCAGTGGTGATACCAGACATTGCAACAAGAGTTTCTGTTTTGACTCTCAGGGCCCCAGTGTTATCGTTGTAAGTTGTAATGCCAACCCAACCCTCATGTGTCAGAGCATATGAAGTTCCTTGAGCTGCATTAATACCACCTTCAGCAACACCATAAACGTGTGGTTCATAGTTGGTGTTGATTTCACTCCAACGGCTGTCGAGGACAGTATACTTAGGTTGCTCACTGATTTGGAAGTCGGTGGCAGCAATTGCAACTCCACTCAAACCAGCAGTTGACGCAATGGAGAGTTGTGTGGTGCTTGCAATACCAACAATTACAGCATTCCCAATTTCACCATTTGGACCAAAACGAATTACATCACCAGTTGCAGCTGCGCCGACTTGGCCAAAAGTAGTGCCACTACCAGTTACAACAAAGGTAGAATAATTAAAGGTTACGGTTCCACCTGAACCTTTATTGTCATTATTTCCCCAGAGTGCCATGTTTTTACTCGTAAAAATTTTGCTAGAAATATTTATAAAAAAAGGAGATCTTACTTTTGATCTCCTTTGCGTAACACAACTTGTAAAAAATGTTTTATAAGATCAAGCAACCCATTCTCTTCAAATCTTTTTGTTTTTGCTAACCACTCAGAAGCAGTTAACAATAGACCAAGAATAATAGTTACTCCCCAGTTAGTTACAAAGCAGGTAATCATGCCTTAGGCTCTTCTGATTTAAAGAGAAGAACTTTAACAGTATTAAGAATTTGATCATCAATACTATTATCAGTTGATTTTACATACTTTTCAAGAAGAGAAATTACAAGATTTTTAACAGCAGGATGTGTCGCAAGTTGCATAATAATTGGTTTTACAACCGCTACTACTGCTCCCATGATGTCCTCCGTGTGAAGAGAGTATCCTGTCTTATTTAGTAATCAATCTCTTGGCGAATGCATCAGGTTTTGTGCTCTTTGAGCATCAGCACGACGCTTTGTTACCTTCTGTGCAGGAGTCATACTTGGTCCAGGTGTGGAAGCGCCTTTATTCTTTTTAACACCTCTTGGTTGCACTCCTAATCTACCAGAACCCATCATTTTAGAAACTGCTTTAAATGCTGCACTTGGTTCAGGTCCTCTTGGAGTTCCTTTATCCTCTCTTCTTCTTTCATCAAGAACTTCAGTTTCCTCTTTTGTAACAGGAAGTTGTCCTTGCTTTTGGAGAGCAAACTTTTGTTTCTGAAATTGAATTTCTTTTTGCTGCATCATCCTCATTGTCTGAAGTTGTTTTTGACGCAAGGGGTCTTGAGTCAAATCTTTTTTCTGTTGTTGGACTGTTGGTTTTTCTGCAGCAATTGCTTGAGTGTCAGTGGCTTCAGCAACCTTTTTTGCTTGTTTCGTCGCTGTGGCATACATCACTTCTTTACCACGACCAGGATATCTCTTTTCAAAGTCGCCTGCACTCTTCTTCATTGACTTTACAATTTCTTCTTTCTTCTTTGTCTCTGCAGGTGTTAAAGTTTTTTCATCAAGTTCAACTTCCTCTTTTTTCACACAGTTTGGATATCTCTTTCCAAACATAGTTTTCATACCTTTCTTTTTGTAACCAGGCCAACACTTCTCATCAATCTGTTCAAATTCTTCATTTTTAGGCATTCTAGCACCACTCTTATGACGCTCTTGTCCACTCTCATCGGTATAGGTTTCTCTTTCTCTTCTTGGAGATACATAACCTAAACCAGGAACATTACCAGTTTGTCCTCTGTCTCTGGCAGCATTTCTATCTGCAGCTCTCTGTGCTGCTCTCTTACGATTTCTATCATAAGAAGACATCGCTTCATCAACTACTTCAAATTCTTCATTGTGTGCAGGAGATTGACCAATACGATCAAATCTTTCTTTCTCCTTTTGTCTGGTGATTGCACTTACAATCTTAGCAGACTTGGTTTGTGCTTCCTCCTTTTTCTTTCCTCTTGAAGACAATGAAGTGCGAGCAAGATTTCCTGCACGACGATACATTGCAGACTCTTTTTCTCTATCAATTGGTTTGTAACCTTCATCAACTTCAACCATCTCAATCAAAGTTCCACCAATCTCTTCAATTGCTTCACTTAATTTAGGATTGATTTCAATTTTATTTTCAACCTTTTTTTCTTTGATTTGCTGTTCATTCTTTTTATTATCAAGAGAATCAATAACTTCAGAAAGATCTTGTCTCCAATTTGAAAAACTTTCTTTCTTGATTGCTGCGCCACGAACCTTACGGCGATTTAACAAATACTTATCAGATTTAGTATTTGACTTACCATCATTATCAACATCAGCGTCCTCTTGACCTACAGGATCAAGTGCTTCATTTTTTACCATGCCAGGAATATACTTTCCTTTAGTTGCCTTATCATGCGCTTTAATAGAAACCTGCTGATAATCTGCATAAGACTTTCCAGCAGATGGGCCCTCTTTTCCAGGAATTTTAGGAGCAGCACCTCCTCTTTCTTTTCTCTCTGCTTGCCTTTCTGCAGAAGCAACTCTTCTCATCTCAGTATCTTGACCCTTGACTGCTTCAGTTACCTTTTCCTTATCTTTCAAAGCTTTCTTCATTGGTTCTTTCTTATTGCCATCCTTATCAAAATCCAGGTAATCTGGTTTTGCTGCTTCAGCAACAACCTGTTCCAGATACACTCTGGACAAATCGTGAAGTTGTCTCATTGACATGGTTAAAAATTTTTACTTTTTCTTATACTTATTTATAAAATTAAGACCATACGACTTTCCACCATACTGCAGATTCTCTTTACCAACACCCAATGCGCCAGGAGTCATCTTTGCAGCAGTCTTAAAATATCCAGTAGTTCCGATTAAGGTATTAGGTTTCTGAGGTGTTCTCATTTGCTTATCCATTTTCACTCCAGTATACTCCATCACATCTTTAATCCACGATTTAAACATATAACCTTCTTTAGTTACACAAATTAAATGATTGGCTCCACGACGCATAACTTCACCAATAATTCCAGTATTTAAATTTTCTACCAGAGATCCCATTCTGAAAATTTTCTTTGTATAATAGTTCTCACGAAGGCCTTGCCAATCCATCTTAGGAGCAATTTCCCATAAAGAGTAATTCTCTTTTGCAGTTACTTTCATCGACTTGCGAAGATTGTTAAAGAGATTCTTTGTTTCTTTGTCATCCAGTGCTTTTGGAATACCCGATCTAAAGGAATCAAAATCATTATCGGCAGCTGCCTTACGCATTTTGGATGCTGACATTCCTTCTACGCCACCAGCATCTGCATCCCTCTCTCCGGCAGATACGACATTGATCAAATCAAAATTATAAAGTTCTCCATTATATTTTGTTGCCAGATTTTTAAATTCAGAAAGACGATCAGCACCTACAACAATTGTGACTTCGGTAAATCCGTCTTCATCTGCAGATTGAAGAACATCAAAAATACTCTTCATTTTATCATCATTAATGATGTTGTCCTTATACTTAGGAAACATTTTCTTCATGTATTCAACTTTAGTTCCAGGATCCAAAGGATTCTTTTTGGGATCTTGTGTTCTGGAAGGATAGATTTTAAGTTCTCCGCCAGCAGAAATGTTAGATGCTGAATCCAAAAGTTTTTTATGACCAACCGTTGGTGGATTGAAACGACCAAATACAATCGTTACAAGACTACCTTCTTTTTCTTTTTGTGGTTCTTGTGCCGCTCCAGGTGCTTGAGTTCCAGGTGCTTGAACTGCTTGGGCTTGCGCTTGAGTTGAAGCAGGAATTGCTTGTGGTGTTTGATTTGGAATGTCTCTTTGACCTACCTTTTCGCCTTTATTATAAAAACGTAGTTTTCCTTTTTCCGTTTTTGCAACAAATTCTCCACGGTTATCATACCAACCACCATGGCCGTCACCCTTGAGACCCATACGCTTTGCTTGAGCAACTGCTTGGGACTCTTTTGCCTCAGATAAAAAATGGAAAAAATTCTTCATATTGTTTGTTTGTATACCTTTATTTATTTCTTCTTATAATCACACATAATATGTGATGGATAAACCTTTCCAGCTTTATTTCTAAAGTTGAATTGAAAATTGTATAAAGAAGAAGAGCAATCTACAATAACTTTTTTACCAGTTCCTGTGGTTCCGCCATAATAAGCAGTAATATTACCAACCAAATTTGCAGACTTGTTTAAATATTGCTCATCTACTTCATAGATATCCACCTTTCCAGCACCTTTCCCATGAACCATTACGTATCCATATCCCATCATTTGTCTTAACAATTTGGTGATAGCATTTTTATCACATGTCTTAGTTACATCTTGTTGATAATTTTGAATTTTTTGTGTGTGCGGATAATTATTAAAAGTGCTGCAAAATGAAGTTTCATCCAATCCAAAAACTTCCAAAATATTTTTGCAAGTTTCACTTAAATTATAATCATTAATACTTTTTTCCGTAAAGATACCTTGAATTCCTATGTTTGCAAATGCAAGAGTTGATTGAAATTTCAATGAAAGATATACTTCTCTATTTCCAAACTTAACAGTAATATCGGTAACAGTTTGCCCTATGTTTTCTTGTCCCGTTCCTATAGAAATATTTCCTTTAGAAACTTTTAAAGGTCTTTTTTGATTTAATTCACCAACAGCGATTACTTCTTTAAGTGGTGCTTTATATTTCTTCCCAAGATCCTCAACTATTTTTTTTGCTTGTTCATGATACTTTCCCCTCTTACCTTCGCAGTTCAATATATTCACTAACGAATCATAAAAGTCTCTTTCAAAAACCAATCCCAAATTTTCTTTCTTTCCAGATCCAGCTCCTTGACCACCAAACTCTCCAGTTTTTTCTAAATCAGTTACCTTTATCGTTGTAATTCTTCCTGTATTTTCATACTTTCCAGTTAATTCAATAGAAGACTTCACACCTTTTGTTGATGCTGCTTCTTCTACACGCGAAATTATTTCTTTGACCAATTTAGATTCTTTGGTTTCATATGCATATTGCTTACCATCGATTTCCAAAACCAAAGCAATAGGGACAAAAATTCCTTCTTTGGTTAAGAACTTATTTTCTTTCCCATTCAATCCTAAAAATTTTTTTACAAAGGTATCGTAATTACCTCTTTTTAAAAGATCCTCTTTTTTTAAGAGTGCCATTATGTTTTTTAAATATTTATGGAAAATAGGAGACTCGAACTCCTGACACCCGCCTTGCAAAGGCGATGCTCTACCAACTGAGCTAATTTCCCAGAAAACCCTTACGGGTCAAGCACCAAGAATAGAGGCAATACTATCATCAAGTTGTTGAACAACTGCACGAATATCGGAAATCCGAGGAGGAACATTTACTTCATCATAAGTGTATCCTTTTTGAGCATCAAACAAAACTTGACGCACTGCAGCTGCTGCACGAGCATCCATTTTGACAGTTACTTGTTTTTCTTTAGTCACAGGTCTCCTCCCTTACGATTTTCAGAACGCTCAATACTAAATGCACCTTCAGGATAACGAGCACTCAGTTTTTCAAAATTCATTTGAATAACTTCTTCAAGTGAAATATCAAGACCAATACATGCCTGAGACACATACCACATAATGTCTCCAAGTTCGCGCTTCAAGTGAAACAGATTTTCCTGATTTACTGGTTTACCTTGAAAGACGATCTTCTTTACAATCTCAGTAAACTCTCCTGCTTCGGCAGACATTCCTACAGCAGCAGTAAGCAGTCGCTCAGTAGGAAATTCTTGTTGACGAAGTTCTATTAGACGATCAACGAATGCTGTATGTTCTTTGCTTGGGTTCGATGTTGTTGTGTTGACAAACTCAACATACTTATTAAGATCAATAGTCATTAAAATTTAAATCCTTCAAATGATTTTTTAGGTTTCTTTTCTTCATAATCATACTCTTCTTCTTGTTTATTGTCAAGAATATCATCTTGTGCTTTTTGTTCACAATCGTACAATCTCATTTTGGCTCGGTCAATGCCAATTACAAATCGTTTATAAATCGTTGGATCATTATAACGATTCTTCAATTGCTTCACAAGTATCTGTCCCAAGTCTTCCAGATCTTCAGTGCTAATAAGGGCAAACATAAGATCAGCAGTAGCAGGCAAACCAAAGGATTCAGAAGTATCAGTAAGTTCAACATCAGAAGAACCATAACCTGAACGAGTGGTCTGAGTAGCGGAGACAATCGGGAGGTTAAACTCAACGGCGAGTCCCCTAAGTTCCTCAGCAATTGCCTTGATAAATGTATAAGAATTGATATTGCTGTTTCCGCGATACCGACTGGAAGAACAAATA